CGTGAGTGGATACCTTACCCAATTTCTTTTGGTTGATGGTAAGCGAATTATACGGATCAATGAACATCCCATCGAATTGCCATTCGTCATACATCTGCTCCGCTACCTCCAGAAGTTCAAAAACGTCAAACAGCTTTTCGTTGTCGATGAACTGAAAGTGTCCATTGATGAAATCCAATTGGCGGTAGAATCTTACTTCTTCGATGTATTGAATTTGCTTACCCTCCAGAAACTCGATGAGCTTACGCACGATGCTTCGCACATCGTTTTCGCTTGAATACACCAACCACTTTGTTCCATTGGTGATGGTATGCTTGAGCATCAAAAACAAAATGGTGTGGGTCTTGCCCACGTTGGCGTGGCCTGTAACGACAATAAGGTTTCCCTTCTTGAAGCGTAGGTAGTCATCAATAGCGGGATGACCAAACTTGGAGGATTCTGGAAGTTGATTCTTCCGAGCCTTCTCCAAGTAGGACATAATGTCTCCCGTTTTAGCAATGAGGGGGTGGTTCAGCATTTGCCGAAAGGTAATAAAAAAACCCCTCCGGAGAGGGGTGTTAGGTTAGAAAGGTTGTTCTTGGGGGAAGTGTTGAGCGTGTGTTGCTCCTTGTTGTGTTGCGCCTGTAAGCACGGGGGTGTACTTCTCGACAAACGAGGTGATGTCCGATACGTTAATCTTACCAGCACACGCCAAGTCAATAGCTCCTTTGAAAACTACGCTCTTGGCAATCTGCTCATCTTTGGATGTGTTACCTCCTCCACCATAGGAAGGCTTTGGGGTGTAGCCCCCTGTGCCTTTGCTGATCTTCACAGAGCCTTTTGCGTTGAGGGAGTACTCTACCTCATCTCCTACGCTATACCACGGAGATGGTGTCTTGGAGAATGCCGTTCCAGATTGTCCGTCATCGAATGTTACTTCCATCTTGTGGAGGTCTTGCCATTGTCCTGTGGGGTTGATGCTTACGATTTTTGCCATTGTTGATTGTATTGATTGATTTGTAAATTGATGAATTCTCGTTTCTTGCTCTCTGCAAGTTCTAACTCAAGGCGCACAACGCGCTCCTCAAGCCATTGGATATAAGCCTTGTCGTTCATCGGAATAACCTTTCGTTAATCCAATCCATTGTTTCAGCCTCTGCCTTTATCACAGGGTCGGTTGTCAAATGCTCAAGCATATAGCTCTGCATTTTCACTTTGTTCTCCAACGCCTTAATTCTGGCGTTCTGGAAGGCTATCAAATCTTGATAACCCTGCGGACAGTAATCGAGTTGTGTTCTTGTAATCATTTGGTTTTCCATTTGGTTTGCCCAAATATATGGAAAACTTTTTCAACATTCCAAGCGTGGGATGAAAAAAACTTTTGAGGTATCCTTTGGCAAGGTACTGTCATCTTCGATGGTGACCTTGCAGACGTAGGCTTTGGTGTCATCGGGGATGCCTCCCCATTCCTTGAAAGCATCAAGGGCGAACTTGATGCACATAATGGAATTGTCTAAATCGTAGCGGTAGTTGACAAGTGCCTTGACGGAAATGCATTTGAAGGTAACCTTGTCGTATTGGTTGAGTTGCTCCAGAATCTCCTCCTTGAATTTATCCTTTGCCTTCTTACGCACTATCCAATGCTTGGATGCGTAGAAGGAGTTGAGGGAAGGTACTTTGCCTACCTCAACGCTTATAGCCGCATCGCTCTGCGAAGTGGGGATCAAGGTCATAGATTTGTTTGAGAAGCTCTTGCTCTTGTTTTAGAGCTTGTTGACGAGCCTCGTAGGTTGATTCACAATTGGCGAACAACCCAGCAGCCTCTTGGAGGAGGTTGTCAATCTTTCTCTTTGTTGATTTGTTGGTATAGTAGTGCCATTCCATCGTCTTTGAGTTTTGCGGATGAGGTATGGTGTTCGAAGTACTCAAGGTGATTTGCGGATTTGCGGGTTTGATGTTCAAGTTCTTTTTCCAGATGGGCGATAGCCTTTCGGATATCTTGAGCCATTGGATTGTTTGGTTTCTTTCCGGCACGGAGCAGATAGGTTATTGCCGTGCCAAGATTGTAGTTGTCCTCCTGGAAGTCCAATACAACGTCAAAGGCTTCAATGCCTTTGTGTTTGCCTATGTAGTACTTTGGTGTCATCGTTGGTAAAGTTAGGGTTTTCATCCCAATAAATAAAATGCCAACCCTCGTGATTATTCACAGCCATATCTTTTTTTTAGTCGTTCTCTTGTTTTCTCTTGGTGATGATCCAATGGGTAGTCCATAAACCCAAAATGGGAAAGGAAGGGATTTTGGTAGTCATCTGGTATCTCGCCTCGCTCGATGCGATCCCAATGCTTTCTCTTTTCTTCTTTAGTCATAGTTAAGTAAATATACTAACTAATACTATACCCCCCTATAAGGGGGGGTAGTTAAGTTAAGTTAAGTTATATAACTCAAGTTAAGTTGTAAAAAATATGAAACAAAGTACTATCCACCAAATAATTTTAAAAAAAAATTCACCCAGAGGCTTTTTGGCCTCTTTCCAGGAATCTTTGATTTAAGAGGCTTTCTCCCATTGACCTATACGCACATACCACTCGGCTATATTAAGTGGCTTAAAACGCACGAAAAGCACCTTAAAACAGCTTTTTGATTAATTGTTGGATCAGTTGTCGTAGGATAACCAAGATACAGAGGATAGCAATCGTCCATCCAAGCAACCCTTCCCAAGTAAGTTTTCTTTTCTTCTCGATGATGGGTTGGTTCACAATCTTGATGGTTTGAACCTTCACCGTATCGGAGGGGCATTCTGCCTCCACTATCATTTTCTCTCCGGGTAAATACTTAACCTCTACCCTTACGCGATCTTGAAATAGGATTGTGTCCTTTCGGATTGTCAGCGTGTCGTGAAGGACTCGCTCCTTTGTTACAATCACCGTATCCCTTACAACTACACTCTGTTGGATACTTTTCGCACCACCGCATCCACTAACTACCGCAAGAATCGCAATCGGGATTGTCAATAGAGCAAGTCGGGTTAATGGGAATTTCTTCCAAGTCATTGAGCCAATCATCAAAAGGGGAGGTATTTGGTTCGTCCATTTATTTTTTTTGCTTTTAAAACTTGTTTGCGGTGTCTTGGGGAGTAGGAAACGTGAACCCAGCTTGGAGCATCATCCGTGCCAAACTCCCAAATCAGTTGGTCAAAGTCGGTATTGTCCTTAATCCAATTAAAAAGAACGTCATTGCCTCCCTTGAACTTTAGGTCAGCAGCTTGAGCAAAACAATGTTGACTGCTTGAACTTCCCCCAATAGCCTTGTTGACTTCGGGTGAGCGATAGCCACTTGTTACTTGAATCGCTCCTAAAGCATCTCTTGCGGGTTGTAAGACATTATCTGCAAGGGCTTGTAGGTTTTCCTTCAAATGGTCGGGAAGTGCGTTAGGAAGCCCCGTATTCGTTTTTGTCAGTTCCGCTAAAGTGAAGTTCTTTGTCATCGGCCTTGCCCCTTGTAGGGTTTCTTGTAGCTTTTGCTTTTCTTGTTGGAGCTTTCTTGCTTGGAGTGTTTTCTTCGTTTCTTGCTATTGCTCACATAGGAGGTAGCGGTTTGTGTCTTTGCCATTACTTTTTTGCAAATTTCTCAATCGCAGTTCCAAAGAACATTGCGATGGTTAGGTATTCAACGGCCTCTACAAGCTCCTTGCTGGGAGCAATTTCTTGGGGTGAAAAGGAATTGGCTATCATCGTTCCCATCAAAACCAAAGCACCAAGCACCCCAATAACACGCTTGGAGGATACATCATCCCCCACGCCAACTAATTTTTTAAACCAATCTTTCATCGTGATTTCAGCCTATCGTTCTCAATTTCCAAATTACGCACTCGCTCCCGCAAGGTGGATACCTCTGCCGTAAGAGATAAAACTTGAGAATTGGCGTTAGCCAACTCGGTCTTTACCCTTTCAAGTTCTTGAAGGATTTGGTCTCGAAACAAGTTCTGCTCCTTATTGTCCTCTTTGTTGGCTTGGTATTTCAATTCTATTTTCTTTGCGTAAAACTGCCAAGCACCCGCCCCTCCGAGAACGCCAACAATGGCAAGGATTATTGTTACTAAATTATTTTCCACGAGTCAGTCGTTCCATTTTAATTCTGCGCAATGTGCCAAAACTTGATATTGCCAACACCGCCCACCCCCAATGAGTAGGTGATTTCATCAAATAACCGCAATAGGCATACTGAAGCAAAACAGTCAAAAAGCAACCAAGAGTCCAAACCGAAGCAATCTCCCTACACTTGGGGTCGTTACCTCCTACGCAATACAACTGAAAAATCCCAGCAAACAAACTCATAAATTGAAGAACGGGTCTAAAGCCCAACTCCAAGTAGGTTACGGGGAATACTAAAACACCCAAGCACAAGGCAAGGGTAATTTCAGTAGGTTGGCTATCATAATATAGCCAAACCTTTTTCAGATGTTTTACTCTTTTCAAAGCTCAACGGGAGGATTGCAATAGTCGGGGTAAAGGGCGCAGTATTCAGCCGTATAAGCAGCCTCCCATCCAGCGAAGATGTGGATACCGCAAGGCTTAACCCATACAATAGAAGCCTCCCAAGAGGGAAGCTGGTCGTTTGTCCAAATAACATCCACACAGATATTGGGGTTTAGAATCTCACAGACGGGGTTGCCTTCAGCATCCTCGCCCCATTTATCGCATAGGTTGCCGATATAATGGACGGCTACCACCTTCGAGGGGTCGTAGGATACGTTGCCCTCCGAATCGGTGATTTCAATCTCGGCCTTTGCCGTCTCCCAAGCCGTTGGGTTTTTAAACTCGTATTTTAA